CTTGTTACAAACCCTTGGTCCTAACACTCCGGTGCTTCCTCTGTTGCTTAAAGGCATTCTAGCTAATAGCAGCTTGTCCAACCGAGCAGAGCTAATGGCGGGCCTTGACAAGATGAGTCAACCAGACCCACAGGCAGCTCAAGCAGCACAGGCCGCTCAAGCAGCTCAAGCAGAACTTCTAAGCGCTCAAACGGCTGATTTGAAGGCTTCTGCCATGTCTAAAGCAGCAGATGCTCAGAAGACACAAGTAGAAACTCAGATGATTCCTGAAGAACAGCGAGTAAAGATGGTTCAAGCAGCAGCTACAAACCTAAACCAAGGCGATAGCTTTGAACAACGGTTGAAAATTGCTGATTTAATGCTTAAAGAGAAGAATGTTAACTTAAAACAAGCTGATATTGCCTCTAATGAGCGAATTGCTACTCTACAAATGTTAAGAAAGCAACAAAAGGCTTAAGAAACGGAGTGTTGTTGAAGAAAAGAAGCTATCTTCTGATGTTCTTCAGCACTCCCGTCATTCTTAATCCGATTAGCTCTCCAAGAAATAACAAGGACATTACCGTTAATATATCCTTTTGAAGAATCTACCCTATCAAATGATACAGAATCTTCTTGAGCATATCCATCTGTAAAATAATTTAATTCAATTCCAAGAATAGGACAATGAGAAGGAAACGTAAGTGTTCCAAAATCAACAGTGAAATCCCATTTACCTCGACTTGCGTTTGCACGCTTAGCATTAAATTTAGAACGCATTGTTTGATAGATTAAAGATGAACGATATTCTTTATCTTGCCAACGTTCTCCGAATTTAGCAAACATTTGAGCTGAAATAGCTTCTTTTTTATTACTTTTTTTAATAGAAAAAGCATCAATTCGATATTGTTGAGCGATTTGTTTTACTCGTTGTTTACTTATTTTTCCTCCTAATAAAGAAGAAATCTCAGTATATCCTTTTCCTTCTTTGAGCCATTCAAGCAAAGTTGCTTTTTCTTCTGTTGAAATACGTGTGTTATAAGCCATAAAATTCCTTAAAAGGATTATTTTATCATACATAACATTGCGTGTCAAGCTATATTTATGCTACAATAGTGGCTTAGAAACAACAGAAGGATAAAGCCAATGGCTCCTATTTTACAACAATATTATGAGGATATGTTCGCTATGATGGCTCTTCCGGGATGGAAAAGCCTCTTAGAGGACATTGAAACCTTAAAGAAACAACTCGATAATGTTTCCACTATTAAAGACGCACATAATTTATCATTTCGTCAAGGACAGTTGGACATTATTGAATTGATTTTAAAACGCAAAGAGATGTGTGAACAAGTTTACGAGGAGCTTCAAATTGAAACGAATGTTTGAATTCCTATGTGACAACAACCACATCACTGAGCGCTTTATTGATGAACAAGAGCGTACTACAAAGTGCGCTACTTGCTCTAAAGATGCTTTACGAATCATTTCTAAACCACGTATTGCTTTGGAGGGCATCACAGGTGCTTTTCCGGGAGCAGCAGGTAAGTGGGTAAGGGATCGACAAGAAAAGATGAAACAAGAACAGAAGAAGGCCTCTAGTGAGGGAACCTGATTCCATTTATAAATATCCTAAAACCCTTATGGGCAGGATGAAAGGTAGGCATGGCAATTATTGATAACGAAGAGCAGTCACCAAGTGAATTTGATGCTGTTGAACTAAAAGAAGCAACTTCCGTAGCTGAACGTCCCCGAATTCCAGATAAATATTCTGGCAAGAGTTTGGAAGACATTGTTAATATGCACCAAGAGGCTGAGAAGCTAATTGGGCGACAAGCTCAGGAAGTTGGTGAGGTTCGCAAGCTTGCAGATGAACTTTTAAAACAACAACTCTACAAACCACAAGCGCCTGCACAAGAAGAAAACGAAATTGACTTCTTTGAAGACCCAAAGAAAGCTGTTCGTAATGCAGTTGACAACCATCCAGATGTACTAGCCGCTAAACAAGCTACCCAGCAGTTTAAGCAAATGCAAACTCAGACGGCTCTCCAAAAGAAGCACCCTGATTTTGCTGAAGTTGTTCAAGATGGTGAATTCATTAACTGGATTAAAGGTAGTCCTTATCGCCTGAATATGTATGCTCAGGCAGACTCCAACTTTGATTACGGTGCTGCGGATGAACTTCTTTCAACATTCAAACAGATTCGTGGTGTAAAAACACAACAAGCTCGCTCTGAAGGCACGGAAGTGCTAAAACAAAATATGCGAACTGCTGCTGTAGATACAGGTGGAACTGGAGAAACTTCACGGAAAGTTTATCGTCGTGCCGACCTAATCCGGCTTCGCATGACAGACCCCTCCCGTTATGAGGCTTTAGAGCCTGAAATTCGTCAGGCTTATGCTGACGGGCGGGTAAAATAATCGCGCTACGGCGCTCATAAGGAAATTTAAAAATGGCTTTAGGTACTAACAACGTCACCGTGACAACTGCTGCAACTTTCATCCCAGAAATCTGGTCTGATGAAATCATTGCAACTTACAAAAAGAATCTGGTTCTCGCTAACCTGATTAAAAAGATGAGCTTCAAAGGCAAGAAAGGTGACAGCGTTCACATTCCTGCTCCCATTCGTGGCAACGCTTCGGTTAAAACTGCTTCTTCTCAAGTTACCCTCATTGCAGGCACTGAGCTGGAAGTTGTTGCAACCATTGACCAACACTACGAATATTCTCGTTTGATTGAAGACATTGTGGAAACACAAGCCTTGGCTTCGCTGCGTAACTTCTACACTGAAGATGCTGGCTACGCTCTGGCCCGTCAAGTGGATACCTCGCTCATTCAATTGGGTCGTGGCGTTCAGGGTGGTGGCTCTACTGCTGCCTACTCTGGTGCTTTCTCTGGTGCTGATGGTACAACCGCTTATGTGGCTGCTGCTAACACTGGTTTGGGTGCGCTGACTGACATTGCTATTCGTCGTGCTATCCAGCGCTTGGATGACGCCGATGTGCCAATGGATGGTCGCTTCCTCATTGTTCCTCCCTCCACCCGTAACACCTTGATGGGCATTGATCGGTTCACTGAGCAAGCCTTTGTTGGTGAAACTGGTTCGGGTAACACCATCCGTAACGGTGAAATCGGCAATGTGTATGGCGTGCCTGTCTTCGTGACTAGCAACGCTGAATCCACCACCGGCACCACCGCTGCTAAGGTTTGCTTGCTGGGTCATAAAGACTTTGCAGTGTTTATCGAGCAGATGGGCGTTCGTTCACAAACTCAGTACAAACAAGAATACCTCGGTACCTTGTTCACTGCTGACACCCTGTACGGCGTGAAAGAGCTGCGTGACAATGGTGCTGTTGCATTGGTTGTTCCAGCTTAAATAGCTTTAGAGGGCTCCTTCGGGAGCCTTCTTTTTATAGAGGCAAGGCTGCTTCTGCAAAAAGGAGAAACAGAATGAAATTTAAATGTATACACACAGGACAAATTTATGAGTTTGTCGCTGAACAAGATATTAAAGCTATGAAAGACCATGATGAATATGTGGTTGTAGAAGAACCTGTTGAAAAGAAAAAACCTAAAGTGAAGGAGGCTTAATATGCCAATGGAAGGCGATGCTTTTACTTCTTATACTGCTCCTGTTACCTTGTTCCCCGGAGGCCGCGAAAGTGAACCTGTATATGCTGCTCCTCCTGTAGTTCAGTCTCCAGCGACATGGGCTCAACAAGCTGCTGCATTTGCTTCTACTGTTCCACGGGCCCCTACACCAAAAGGAGGCCCAGCAAGTCAAACAGGCCTCACTCCATTAATTAGTGGAGGCTTCACAGGAACTGCAGGACGTGAAGGTGATTATAGCTACACACCTCAATCGCTACAAGGCTTCTATTCTTATTCTCCAGATAAGAAATTTGTATACACTTATGACGTGCAAGGAAACTTCCAATCAGCCGCTCCTAATCCTGAAGGAGGCGTATTAAAAGAACTAGCTCCTTTAGTTACAGATTTTATTTTACCTGCTGTTTCCATGTACACCGGAGTTAACGCCCTAGGAAGCCTCTTCGGAGCAGGCGGTGCATTAGGCGGTGTTAGCGGTGCTACGCAGGCCGCTGCAGAGCAAGCAGCCGCTGCTGACATTGCAGGAGGAATGGTTCCTGAGTTTGCTTCTAATGCTGCGTATGACGCTGCTATGAATCAAGCGGTTGCTGCAGGTACAGCAGGAGTGGCTCCAGAGGCCCTTCCTTCCATCTTTGCAGACACCACAGCGCCTTCTATTCCAACTACAGATTATGGGTTTACACCTTCATACGAGCTTCCTGCTCCTACGCCTGTAGCTCCTGCAGTACCCGATTATGTACCAACTACAGATTATGGGTTTA